GATCATTCCGGCATATCCAGGACTAAGCCCAACCGCCCGCTCAATAGTCGCCGGGTCCGTCCCTCTAACATAAAGACGGATACACTCCCTATGCTTATTATTTAGGGTATCAAGCTGGAAATTTCCTTCTCCATTATGTCCTGTACCACTACCATTCCCACCCATGATACTTACCCCTTTACTATCTCTATATAATTATGCTTAAACACTTCTGGCTCGACATGGAAGACTCTATCTTCCCCATCCGCCCGAACTATCCAATCCCCATTATTTATAGGAACCCTATTACCATCAACACCCTTTATATACCATCCATCCTTATCAATCCAAACTCCATCCGGCTTTCGGGCGGTATCCTGCCAAAACCTTTCCGCTTCTACAACATCCGGTTTATGTGCATACCTTGTCATTGTTCCTCTATTCCCAAATATTCTCACTAATCATCTGAAAATAGTCTATTCACTTTATTCATCGTCTTCTTAGCATCTCTAAGTCTTTGATAAGACTCTGCATTATTTTCTACATGGTGCATAAGTTCTGCATGGATTAATTCTTGAAAGACCTTCATAATAATATCACGACCACGTTTTAAGGTACTTTCCATATTATGATTATATCACACTTTCGTAATTTTGTCAATACGATATTGTAATAAATCTAACGATATTGTAATTTAGTTGGGGAAATTACGAAAATGTAATCCCAATTACGATATTGTAATAAATTACGAAAACGTAATATTAACTAAAATATATAACCAAATCAAACTATATCCCATAGCCTAATAATGAAATGTGAGAGCCGGTATTTGAGACGAAAGTATATATATGTATGGAGGGGCTCAAGAGGTATGGGGGGGTGTCTAGAGGTATAGGATACAACCTAAAAAAGCAAATGTGGAGCTTACTGTCGAGACAGGACATTCGGACCAAAATACTCTTTTAGTCTGATCACTAAGCCTTTGAAAGCCTACCACTCTTTGCGTGGAATGATAGGCTTTGAGTTTGCTAGGCTTTGTTAAGCTCTTGACTTGCTTGTGCTATAGCCTTTTGATATGCGTCAAGAGAGCTAGAGGCTTTGATCATAATTACATGACCTATTAGAAGCTTCTGTTCGCCCGGATACCTGACTTGAATATTAATTTGATATGTCTTTTCCATTCCCTCTATCTCCTATTCTCTCTGTTATAGTTTCCCATACTCTAATTATACCACACGCTGCAAAATTTGTCAAGCCTTTTGAGCAAAAAAAGAGGGCTGAAAGAAATTAATCTCTCAGCCCTCAGCCCTTTCAGTTATCTACATCGCAAGCGCAGCGGCATACTTCTCAGGCCCAAGCACTCTTTCGAGAATGTCGAGCTTGTCGCCAGTCTTGGCACCCTTGATCAGAGCTTTGACCATGACAGCATTACCATCTTCTATGAAAGCTTCGATGGTACGCGCAAGGCCGCGAATTTTCTTTGCTTCTGGGTCGGCGCTGGAAGCTCCGGCGATTTCGGAATTGCAGGAGTTTATGGCATCCTCACGCTGGACTTGGTTAAAGACCAGAGCGATCTCGCGCAGAGAGAAACCGTCCACATTCTCCATCGCAGTTTCCATCGCCACGATTGCATCCTCTGTAAGAATCTGCCGAGAGCTAGATGCTTCAAAGATTCCGGCGGAAACCTTTTTTCCGCTTTCGTCTTTCGTCCATCTTTCCCCCTTTTTGGTAACACTGAATTTGTTTCCCTCAACGCTGGACTGCTCCTTTTCCGTGTTAACGGTTTTGACTGTTTGACCTTCGGCGAGTTTGGATTTTGTAGCCATGATGATTTTTCTCCTTGCTTTGGTTTTTGGTTTGGGGAAAGTCCCCTAACCTCTTATAATAAGTATATCACAAAGTCTGTAAAAAGTCAATAGCTAGGGGAAAGTATTTTTGATTTATTTTCTCTGATGGGATTTATTACGATAATGTAATTTGAAAGGGTTTTGAGGGAGGGTGGAGTTTGTTGATTATGGGGCATTTTAGGGGTCTTATGGGGGATAAGATGTTGTGGGGATTGGAGTTATGAATATCTTTACGCATTTTGGGGGGTACCCCTCGCCTACCTTAGTGGTATAAACTATTTTTACTACTAGGGATGGTTTTTTAACATATATATAGTTATATTATATATATATTATTATAAGTAAACAAAGTTGGTTGATACTGATGTGGAAAAAGAATGCGGGAGAGTAGATATTTATATATAGGCGAGGCCCCCCCCCTAGAATGTGTAAAGGATGTCGGAAAGGGTTGGTATCATTGGGGTTAGGTATGATAAGAGGGTATAATGTTGATAACTTGTTAGGAACTATTGTTGATGGAGATATAGGATATAATGATATGGTATGACATTTTCGTTATAGTAATATATATTTATACGACAAATCACTTGACAATTATGGAAAAGTATGGTATAATATTAACATGGGAAAGATAACATGCAAATTACAATATTATAATTCTCAAAAATTAGGAGGATAGCCTAATGCAAGAACACATACGCAAGACAATCACAGACATCTCAAAAAAAGCCGAGGAACACCAAACCGAAGCACATAGACTTGACGCACTTGGGCATCACACTAACGAAGCGACATATCAAAGAACCGTCTGCTACTACTGGCGCAGGATTGCAAGAGAAATGGAAGTTATATAGAATGAAACTATCCGCCCGAAAGATAGGAGAATAAACATGAACAGAGAACAACTATATCTTGCTACTCTCCATCTTCTCGCAGATAATGCAGAAAGAGTTTTGGTCGGGATAAGAGAAGGTGGACTTGATAGTTATAGATTTCAAGTTAATCTAATAGAATCTGCGATAGCAAATTTGAAAATAGCAGAAAGCGAATGAACCAATCCGCCCGAATAACAGACAAGACATCCCTTCCCGGCGTTAGCCGATCGAGTAGGGATATATCTAACCAATCGGATACAGATATACGCTTTCTGTTAAAAAGGTATAAGGGATTGAAAACGACAGGAATAACAAATCCCCCGCGCATTACAGAATATTGCGAAGATATATCAGGCAAGTTTGAGAGAGCCTTGACAGATTTTGACTTCTCCGTTCCCCTTGATGATTATTTCAAGTCTTATTTTCCGTTAATACAGCATATTGACTTCTGTAGGCTTTATAGTGTTATTGCTAGTTGCACTTGATGAGGGAAAAAGGTTGACAATAGGGTCAACTGGAATGATAAGGAGAATGGGACATGGATATACAAAATTGTAAAGAAGGAATACTTGTAATGTATAAAGGGGAATATAGCGGTTTTCTCCCTGATGGAACATTTGATGATAATGACACTTATCGCGAAGAACCTGCAATCGTGCTTGAGCTTAATCTTGGGGCTGAACATAATCACGTTAAAGTCTGCTTTAAGTATCCTATTCGGCCTGATGTAGACCACGAAGGTGGTTGGATAGGAACTCACATTGATGAAATTCCCGTTGCAAAACTTACACCGATTGCTACTTGGGATGGTGTTGTGAGTAAGATAGGAAGATGAAATCCAAACCCTCCCCCAAATCTGAAGCTGAGAAATTCGCCCAGATTAAACTCTTTGACATGCTTATGATGGATGATAAGGATAAAGTGGAAATTCAGCCCGACAAACCACCCGCCCGACGGATTGGGAAAGGGAGAAGGAGAATAAAAGATGATACCTACACAAGGACAGAATAATGCAGCAAGACAGGATGTGTTAAAAGTAATTGATTGTATGAATTGGGAGGATTATCCATTCACTGAAAATCAACTAGAAGATTTATGTTGGTCAGGAATTGGGAATATAATTAGTGCTTCCTACCAATCTCAAAGTTGGAGAATAAAATTTGAAGGGTTTTGGAATAAACTCTCCCAAGAGACAAAAGAACTCGCTTGGGCAAACATGAAAAATGTATTGTCTCAAGCCGGAATATCAAATCCGAAGCAAAGAACATTTAAGGGACCTGTTCTTGCCCTCTCGAAGAAAACAGGAAAAATTGGAGCTCTCTCTGGTGGAGGGTTATTGGCGAATATAAAAAATGATGAGTATATTATTATTCAAGGTTTAACAAGTCATGCAGTGAATGCTATAACAAAAATGACAGGTTCACCTATTGCAAATAGAATAGCAAACAAAACAGAAACCCAAGCAACCGCCGCTAACAAATTCCTAAAAGGAGAATAGAGAATGCTATCTGCAATGAGGAAAGATGTAAAGAAAGATTTTGCAAAAGAAATAAAAAAGATGCAGTATAAATTAGAGACTATCGACTATCTTGAGGACATAGGTTTTGAACTTCTTAATGGAAAGAACAGAATTGAAGTTGAAGTAACAGCTTGGGATAAGAATGATACATATGTAACTTTCTATCCTACAACAGCCGCAGGATTGGAATATCTTATCTATCATTTACAGCAACACGAGTTTAAGACCTTTGATGTAGGTGAAGCAGATGAAAGACATATATACAATGAAAAATATGTAGAATCAAAAAGATGGGAAGGTCTAAAGCGTATTCGTTTTGATCTTAATAGCCAAACTACAGTCCTCGAAGATGCTATTGGAGATAGCTGTATGATAGTTGAGAGGGAAAATCATATCCCTCAAAAATCATATTACACTAATACTAGAACAACAGTCATCTGCAGAAATGGAGGAGAATAGCTCACATGAAATTATCTGATCTCGACAAAGATGGGAAAGCAGGAGTTAAGGATATTCTCATAACCACCCTTGGAATTGAGAAAGGGGATTTCTTTAATATATCAGTAAATGGGGAGGAGAAGAAATACCTCTGTCGTTCCCTTCGGATTGCATGGCCGAGGGAACAGATTGAAGTGGTCTGCATTGAAGTTGGGAGAGAAAACCCAATCGAGAACATATTTAGTGTAGACTTCTTCTCCCCAATTCCTTCCGAGCTTGATATTCTCCTCCCGAAGGGAGCTAAGATTGCAGCTGGAGACTATCCACCGAAAACATTTAAGGCACCCACCACACTTGCAGAGGCTATAGAAATCTTCTCCAACATGGATGCGAGTTATGTGCTTGGTGGAGCGGAACTTAGGGTGTATCCCCAACTTAAGAATGAGGTTGTGTTGATGACGTTGGGGAAGGTTGTAGGGGTGCTGAAGAGGATGGAGAGGGAGAATGGATAAAGCTACTAGAAATCTGATAGGTTGGGGAGTTTTGTTGTTGATGATAAATATGGATCTCAATGCCCCAACAAGTATTGGCCTTGTCAAAGGGATTCAAATGATATTCTTTACAATTATTGTATTTGGCTTTATCTGGTCTTGGAGGGGAGTATCATGAAAAATATGATAGGATTTGGGATATTGATGATTATGATTATGATAAATATACAAAATTTAGGTGAAGGGGAAACAATATTAAATCTTCTATTCCTTATAATATTTACTATTTGCGCCTTTGGCTTTGTTCATAATTGGAGATATAAATAATGACCAAACTAGAGAAGTTGAAGGGTGAACTTGCTGCGTGGAAAGAAAAATATGTAACATTACCAGTCAGAATAAATTTTCTTGGCTGGATAGAAAACAATTTTACACCTCTTGAATTAATGTTAGCTCTTGATGGTGAAATTGGAATAGAAACATTCTATCAAGCTTACCTTCAAGCCGTGTATGGCCCGACGGATGAGGATATGGAGGATAAAGAATGAAAAAGATATATATTACAGCATCCTGGAGACATAGATTAGCTGTTGAATTGCTAACAACAACTCTTGAAAGGAAAAATTATGAAATTATATCTTTCATTAGAGAAGCTCAAGACGCTGAACACAATTTAGACATAAAAACTTGGATTTGGTCTAATTTAGGTCTAAAAAAGTTTCACTTTGATCTTAATGGAGCAACTAAAAGTAATCTTGTTATCTATATAGGTTCATCTGGAAATGATGCTTGGGCTGAAATTGGAGCAGCATATGCTTCTAATGTTCCTATAATAGGATTTAGAGCAAAGAATGAAAAACTTGGTTTAATGCACAGAATGATGTATTCATGGTGTGATACAACAACAGATTTATTGAATGAGATTGATAGAGTGCTACAAGATAATAAAGGTGGTGAATAAACATGGCTGAAGGAATTAACATCAAAGATGAAAAAGACGTCGAGATGTTCCAGATTAATGTCCCCTTACCTCTTGCGAAGAGGATTCATAAGTTCATGGAAGGGAGGTTTATGGGAAAGACCACATTTGCCCTCCAAGCATTTGATGCGTTTTTGGTTAAGGAAGATAATTAGGCTAATTGCAAGTTGGGAATAGCCTAGGAGAATAGAAAGATGTTAGATAAACTTGAAGTTACTATTAGAAGTCAAGAAGAATGGCAAGTTGATGATGTAGTTTTAGTTAGAGAAAATGCTACTAGTGAAACTACTGCAATTATAACAACCTTCTTAAAAATGATAGGCTTCGTTGAAGGAGAATTCTAAGCCATGCTCCCCACAGACCCTAATCCACACCTTGTTCCTGAACCAGAAGGATTCCAAATTGGGGATATGATTTCTATCCGACGCACTAATTTTAATATAGGAAAAAGTAAAACAGTCGAAGAAATTGTAACCATTCAACAGGTATTATATTATAAAAATAAACCTAACGAAATATCTCGTTTGGTAGTTAAAGCTTTACGAGGAAAGAACAAAAATTCCTTTGAAATCCACCCGATAGCTACCGTCCTCTACCGGCCGGAGGATATAACACAAATATCAGACGAAACCCTCGATGAAAGAATCGCTCGCCTTCATGGGGCTAATTACATCCCGGTGGAAGCTAAGAAGAGGAAAGCGAAGGCATCATCCGCAAGGGCTATAACTAAAAAAGGCTCCATCGCGGATACGACAAGGAAGGCTATAAAGACTGGACAGGTTAAGGTAAGTGATCTTGATGATCTTGTGGCGATGATGGAGAGGATTAAGAGAGGAGAGGTGGTGGAATGAGTGAGGATATGTATATCTTAAAATGGAAGAGTAAACTTACAGATTATGAAGGACAAGGAACTTTATCCTACCCTAAAAAAATGTGTGATCAACTTGTTGAAGATGCTAATAAAGACTTCCCAAATATTGAACATTGGGCTGAACTTGTAAAAAAGGAGAATTCCTCATGACCAGAATCACAACAGCAGCATTCGAAACCCTCCTCGCGGAGAACCAGTTACTCCTAAGAACCAGAGATCAGCTTAAGAAGGAAATTGAAGCTCTCAAAGCCAAATTCGCCCTCATGGAAGCACAAAGCGCTCGCCAATGGGACTTAGCTCAAAAGCAGATCCACCTTGCGAATAAGCTTGTGGATGGGTTTGTGATGATGTTTCCTAAACCATATGAGGTGAAATTCCCCTCTTATGAGGATGTTAAAAGAGGAAAAAAGGAAGCAGGAACTAATTTGAAGGATATTCCGATAGAAGTTAGTCATAAAGATGGTATTCATAGTAATTGTCCTGTGTGTAGACAAGGTTTAGATAGTGATGGGTATTGTTTTAATTGTAAAGAGTTGGTATCAAAGATACCTTACTGTACTGAATGTGGAATGAAGCTTGATTTTGAAGGGGCTTGTGCAAATAATGATTGTGAAGGAGCACCTTTAGAAATACCTTGTGGGATATGTGGTCATTTTCTAGTTAATAATGCTTGCCCTAATGAAGTATGTAAATCTTTTGGGCAAAGAAGAGATCTTCCAGTAGAGGTTGAAACACAATGTTTCACTCCAACTATTAGAGCAGTTGAAGAACATTGTTATCGCTGTCAAGACCATTTACATCAACCTGAAGATGATAGACTTGCTCCAATCTGTATAAACAAAGAATGTCAGGAGTATACACCATGACCCAAGCAGAAACCCAACAAAAAGCACTTCGTCTATTCAAAGCTCTAGACGATCTTCTCACAGACACTGATCATGGCCTTACCTATACCTATTCCATAGGGAAGGATGCCAAATTCAGCTCTAATGCTCGTGGGATAAGTGTTGAGGATATGACCTGCTGCATGGCCATGAGCATATACGCCCAAGCCCGAATCTTCATCGACTCTGGCCTAGAACCTAAGCATTTTGCAGATGTCATTGAGGAAGCTGTCCGAATGGCGTATGCGGTTATTAAGGGGAGAGAAGAGGAGAAAGGGAAGATAATTGTAGGTCCCTGGGCGGAAAAGATGGGTGATAGGATTGTGAGGGATGGAGGATAATGGGATGGTTTAGTGATTATCATGAAAGAAAAGAATTCTTCCAAGGAACAGAATGGACACCAATACAACAGTATAAAATTCAAAAAAGGAGAATAGATATGCCAAGCAACAATCTGAAATTTAACGAAGAACTGAGGGAACTGCTGGAGGCGAAGCGGGAAGAGTATGGATGTGTTGGACGAGGTGAAATAACCCCACATTTAGTTAGTGCTTGGGGTTGGGGAGAATGGGCTGGAGGAATTGTAGGAGATATGATTCGTCTTGTTAAAGGCTCCAAAGCCCACATCCTCCTCCTCGAATACATCCGCGAATCCCTCACACCCGCAAGGCGAGAGCTTCTGCTGTATGTCAAGAACAATCTCGACAAAGAAGCGTGGAAGATTCTCGCGCTCACAATCCCCGACGAGATGAAATACAACGTGCCGGAGTTGGAGAAGGAGGAGAGGGGATGCCTTGCCCTGATAATCAAGGGCCTTGAAAACAAGGACCGATATTGCAACGATACAGCCTCCAAATGTGATCGGCTATGCCACAGGATATTCGAGGGTAGCAGCGAGTTCGACAAATGCCCTTACTCTAACGAGGGCTCATCCAAGTCCGAAGCTCTCCCCATCCTCAAAGAAGTCCTCAAAGCGCAAAAGCCTCTCCTGCCGCCTCATAATGTGGTGCAGCTTGAGAAGGCAGAGTATGAGGCTTGGGGAAAGTGGGCGAATTGTAAAACACCTGAACACAGTTGTCCGCACTTCCTTGTGTGGAACAGAGTGCAACAACCTCAAGACTGCCTAAAAATGTGTGACCCAATATTTCATGATCGTGGGGGGCGCTGCCCATGCAAAAAATATGGCTCCGAAGCCGTCCTCGCCATCATCGACAAAATCTTGGCGCTTGGGCCGAAGGAAGAGTTAAGGCTGTGTCCATACAACTGTAACGCACCTTGCCCTCATGATTTCAAGGAGTATAGCTGTGTGGGTTGTTCACATAAAGGAGTGTTGCAACGGAAGAAAGAAGCGTTCAAGCCGTATGTGGCGGTGAGGATAAAAGGGTGTAGGGGTGGAGCAAAAAGTCATTTAAGGGGTGCATTGGTACAAATCGTTGGATGTAGTAGCATCCCAAACACGGTAACAGATTCTTGTGGAGAGGATCACAGCTTAGATAATATCCTCCCCATCACCGACCCCGCCGACGCGCTTGTCAAGCTGCACGATCTGTCCGGCGAGGAAGGGAGCCCAAGGTGAAAAGCGAAAGTGATCTGCGCAAGGGGTTTATAGCAACCACTTATAAGGCCAACTCAAGCTACGAAAGACACAAAGCAGCCCTCACCGAGATCGAGGCGGAGCTTGAGAAGATGGGGTACGAATCACAAATAGTGGATGAACACAGCCACTATCGAGCTTACCTTCGAAAAGATGGGGCAATGATAACTGTTGGCATTCAAAAGCATACACACATATGTGCTAATTTTCACACAGAGCTCGAAGCCGCCAAAGCCGCATGGGCATGGGCGAAAGCACAAGAGAATAGAATCAACCAAGAAGGAGAGAAATAATGCCTGAAGTATTTATCTCATTTAAACAAATCAAGAGTATAGCGGAAATGGTCGAGATTGAACTACGATCACAACTTATGGAAATTAATGGCAAACTGGATAAATTATTGACGGAAAACCTAAAGGAGATTCAAAATGAAAACTAAAAAACTCTTCACCATCGCATTAACCATCCTCTTAATCCTAATATTCACAGGAAGCACTGACGCCGCATGGTGGTCACGCTTTACACCCGCATGTCAACCTACACCTCCACCTGCTACAGTCACATATGATGAAGACTGGGGAGCCTGTTTCCTCTGGCATGATATGCTTCCAGGACATGACTCCATAGCTATGGCGAAGTATTGGAGAGGAGTTGAGAAACTCGGCACCGGGACAGTTAGATATGATCTTCACCGTTCTCTGTGTGAACTTGCTGCAGGAGACTATGACTGGTCTCGCCCAGATGAATTCTTCGCCGCAAAAGCTGCCCTTCCTGATGGAGACGACATCAGAGTAATCATATCCGTCTATAGTACCGCAGATTGGGACAGAGAGCACACCGAATACCTACCACAAATACAAGCTGTAGTAGATGCAAGAGGAGTAAAACGTAATGTAAAGAATGGTCCACCCTCTAGTACCCCAACCCATGCAACCCATTTCCGAGACTTTATAACTGTAATGGTTGATAGGTATGAAGATCAAGGTCTATGGGCGGTACAATTTGAGAGCGAGATATATAGCATATCCCAACTTCTCCCGGAGCCAGTCCCGACTCTTAGTGCTAACTGGCTAGGGACTATGGATGAATATATAGAACTGGTTAAGAAAGGGTATGCAGGGGTACAAGCCGCAAATGCTACTACCGAAATAGTCATGGCAGGGCTAACTGTAGAACCGTGGGCCGGAGTATTCCCTGCAACCCTTGCTACTGTTATCGCGGGCTGTGATATTTATGTCACTAAAGTCGATTTCCATATGTACGAGTGTCAAAGTTTCGACACAGCTAAGGTTACACAACTTCAAGCCCTTATGACTGCTGGCAGCTATGATCAAGATATTGTAGTCTTAGAGATGGGGGAGCTAGACACTGATTGTGATTTATATGCAGAGTATAGCGGAGCGGAGACTATAACTTATGAGGAGAAGCAGGTTCAAGCGGATGCACTAGATCTCCGGCTGAGGAATCTGTATTCCCTCGGCGTAACCCCAATCTGCGTCCTCCGTATTGGCCCGTTTGATGATCCGAGCAGAGAAAACCCCGGCAGTCGGTGGTTTCATATGGGGTTACAGGATTTTGATGAGAATATCTACTTCTCATTTCAGAGTTATAAAGATTTGATAGCGGAATAGGAGACTAAAAATGATAGAGAATTTAGATCTTAAGGGTTTAGCTTCTGTTCTAAGTACAATAATTACATTACAAGTTGTAATAGGTGTAATTGTTATAGCTAACTTAATTGCTACAGTCTTCAAGGGTGAATAATTATGCCAGAATTAATAAGCTCACGACAATTAATCCCACAAATTCGTCAAGCAAGATTACATACTTTTAAGGAGCCTAAACATTCTAACACTCAGACATACAGGAATACGCTTGCAACAGCTAATAGATCACCATTTCTAACACATTGTTGCAACATAGAATGTGGAGCTAAGTTGTATGTTGTAGAAATCTCTCAAAGTAGAAGAGCTAAATATTGTCCTCATTGTGAGGATATTCCACAAGGGTAGAGGGAATAGAAGGGAGAATAGGGAAGATGTTTTGTTTACCAATTACAGGAGAACCTATTTGTACAGAGGTAACTGGAGGATTAAAAATAGAAATAATTGTAAAACCTTTACCTCATGGCCTTCATGTTGAAGTTTTTAATATGCTGGAAAAATGGCTGTTAGAAGAAACCTTTTGGTTTGGTCATATGTGGATTACTCAATTAGATAGTAAAAGAAACTCTTTTGTACTTCAAATTACTATGAATTATAAAATGGAGACCTCCCCATGAAACCTTGTGAAAAGTGTATATACCTCTTTACTCTCCCAGGAGCTATTCAAGTCTGTCATAATCATATGCTGACAGAGATGGAAAGTGATAAATGGTTCATGGTAGATTGGGAGGATGGGGTTAAGTGTAAGAATTTTGAGGAAATGAAAGGGGGAGGAAGTTAAAATGGAGTCTAAATTTGATCGTGTAATAGAAGGAGCTATGGCTATAATTTTGGTGGAATTTGCCATACTTCTTGGAATAATTTTGGTTAGTATAATCTGTACGTTAATACAACAATTAATATAGTATCTGAGTATGTAAAAACCCAAGGAGAATAGACCAATGTCAAACTGCCAAACTTGTGGAGAGGTAATATCTCCAGACACTAAATGCTACCACCGCTGCACTGAATGTGGTCACCCATTCTATGGGTTCTTTGATGATGAAACAGGAGTTAAGGATGATTACCGCTGTACTATATGTAAGGAACCATTCATCTACTCCTGGTCTCTCGTCTCCAACTTCATGAACTGTCCTAAATATGCAATGTTTAATGTAGAGCTTGGAAGGAGTATCAGTTCCCTAGCCATGAAGTTTGGAACGTGTTTGCATAAATCGCTGGATAAACTGCAAGATACCAAAGACCTTGATCTTGCTATTGACCTTTTCCGCCTTGACTTCATAGGCAACCTTGACATAGATAGTATGCGAACCCCTGATCTTGGAGAGAAGATACTTAGGGAGTTCTGGAAGAAATATGCTGATCATCAGTTTATGACAGCTAAAGGTGCTAACGAAAAGAGTGGGGCTATAGAAATCAGACCTGGGCTGCTCTATTCAGGGAAAATAGATCGCATCGTGGATGGGAATGTTATAGACTATAAGTCCACATCCTTCTTTGGACGTGAAAACTTTGAACGTACATATAACATGTCTCATCAATTCACAGGATACCAACACATAGCCAGCATGATAACAGGTCAAAGCTTTGATGATATAAATGTCTGGCTTATTAAGGTTTCCAAGGGGACAAAGCGGAGGAGCGCTGCGGAACTTTCAGACGGGCGAGAACCCTATGATGATGCTTGTGACTTTAAGATTCTCCCACAGAGAAGGAGGCCACATCAAGTTGAGAGGTTCCTCCAGACTATAGATTATTACGTCCGTTGGTGGAATGAGTGTAGGCGGACTGGATTCTATCCAGAGCAGACAAATTATTGCTTCCACTATCAAAGGGATTGTATGTATCTTGATCTGTGTGAGCTAAGTATTCCTCAAGCATTGGAGCAGGTTAAATACTACTTCCCGCTCCGAGCTTGGGACCCGCTGAAAGGGGAGGAAGTTGTGCTGCAAGAACAGAGGAGGGTAGGGAGATGAAAGAGACAAAAGGGATGAAAGATACAGAAATGTGGTTTGGTCATGACCCAATAAATACATATAGTGCCGCATTTAACACCAAAGAGAATATTGTTGTTATATCCAAAGTGAAAACCAGTAAAGCCAAAGATATTTTTAATGCTTATCAAACATTAGAAATCCCTTTTTGGTTTTTAACAAGCATGATATCTGAGTTTGCTCGATGCTTAGCGGAAGAAAGATATAAAGAAAAAAAGGAGAATAGCTTATGACAGACCCAATCACAATCGGTGGCCTTACCGTCGACACAGAGGACATTAACCTTCGTGGGAGGACGTTCTTCTTCTATGGAATGACTGGAAGTGGAAAAACTCGTCTTGCATCCACAGCTATGGACCTCGGAAAGTGTCTATGGATTATCACTGATGCAAACACAAACTCAATCCTCAATCGCTTCAAGGGGAAGGTACACAAGATATTCCTACGCCGTTTTACTGAAGCTGAAGTCAAACAAATTGACCCTAAAACTAAGCTCCCTATGCGAGACTCAATAACCAAAAAGTTAATCACAAAACTTTCAAGAGTAGTTAACACTACTGCATTTGATAAGTTCGTTGATATCATTGAGGATCTTCATGTCAATGATATGTATGATTATGACTTCGTGATTGTTGATTCCTTCACCACACTAGGTGATATGTGTCTAGATAAGATCATGATACGACTTAACAAAGACCCTATAAACGAACAGCCCGAAATTAAGCAGTGGGGTGAGCATGTTAGGAATATCATGTCTCAATTAGGGCAAGGTATACAGGAAATGGCGAAAAAGGCTAATAAGACTGCCATTGTTACCTGTCATGATAAGACAAGGGATATTTTAAGAGATAAGGTAGTCATTGGAACTACAATTTGCCCCTCTTTAACTGGTCAAGCGGGCCGGAATATAGGAAAGGAATATGAGGAAGCCTATTATCTCTCTCAAACTTCTGGTGGTAAGCCCTCCTGGCAGATTATGACAAGAGGGAATCATCGTATGTTTGCTAAGACACAGATTGACACGCTGCCAGATATCATCCCTGCAAAGGATATGAGTATGAAGTATTTGTTAGATATGAGGGAAAAGTTTATAGCTGATAAGAAAGGAGGGAAGTAGGATGAAAAGAGAAATAACAATAAACGTTGATCCATCACCTGAGGAATTAGCCCAAGAACTTTGGAGTTTAGATGCAGATACACAAGCAAAAGTTTTATCTAGTTTAGCTGAGTTAGTCAAAGATGATTTCATGTCTTTAAATATGCAATTACAATATGTAACAGATTCAAAATGTTTATCTTTAGCAGCTAGAGAGTTAATGAGCAGATTGGGTGATTATTCAGTGAAAGGAGGGAACTAAAACTGGTATCAATGGTAACTGGTAACATTAATCCACCAATACAAAAAACAGGAGACTAAAAATGGTAGACGAAATGGAAGGTTTGCTCCCTCAAAGAGCACGAATTAATGCAAGTGTTGATGATGCTGTTAATGCAACGGAACTCATCCCGGATGGGACAGATGTAACGGTAGAGATCTGGAAGATTCAGGCTCCGGCTGATGAAGTCCTTGCTGAATGGCCGGATATTCCTGACTCAGTTGTATTCAGGGTTATAGATTCCGGTGTGTCTATCGACGGGAAGCTGATTAACTATAGCCTGAATCCTCGCGGGGCAGGTATGCTTGTTAAAGCTTCAGCAGGAAGGTTTGCTTGGACTGAGGATGGTTATTCTTCAGAGTGTATTAAAATGCAATTTCAGGGTGTAGTTTCTCTGGTTAAGAAGGTCAGTAAAAAGACTGGAGAAGATCAGGAGTTCAATCGTATTAAGATAACCCTTTAACACCAAAGGTACCTTCTTACTGAAAGAACTCATGGAGTTCTGCCGAGAGGCTAGGTAGGAAGGTCACGACATGAGCTAGTCTCTACTATTCTCCACTAGCTTGTGTTGGATGGAGGCTAGGCTATCCCTAAAGGGAATGTGCTTGGCCCTCCAAGGTAGGAGGTTACCCATTATGTAACCTCCCTCCTTGGGGAACTAATTAGGCTATTTGCAACTTGGGAATAGAGGTATTAGAAATGAAAAGAGAAGCTACAAAAGATGTGTTACACATAAACAATGATACATGGTTAACAGACTTAGAGTTTGTAGATTTTTATGAGGCAAAATCAACTCCTGTAACAAATACAATTAGATATATTGTAAAAGTAAAAATAGGAAATAAATCTTTAGACTTCTGGGAGTATCTAAAATTTCACTGTAGAAAAATGACAATAACTGCAATACCACATTGGGTAAAGAATGAAATGATATTAACAATAAGATGTAGAAACTTATAAGGAGCCCTCATGATCTCAAAACTAATCCCTATCAAATCCATCACAACCAAGGTCCGATTCAGAAAAGAATTCGACGACACCACCATAGCCCAGCTTGCTGCGGATATAAAGGCTAACGGGTTACTGCATCCTATAACTATCAACGGGAAGAATATCCTCATCTGTGGTGAACGACGCCTCCGTGCTTACGTCGTCAACGAGGAGACTGAGATTCCGGCCTTCATCCGCACGGATTTATCTCCTCTCGATGAAAAAGTTCTTGAGCTTGGAGAAAATCTTAATAGAGAAAACTTTAATTGGTGGGAGGAATGTTTAGCTATCAGAGAACTTCATAAAGCATTTCAATCAAAACACGGAGAAGCAAAACGAGGTCATAGTGAAGGTTGGAAGATGGAAGATACAGCTAATGAAATAAAGAGATCTACCTCAACCGTCTCGCGGGCTATCGAAATGGCGTATATCCTAGATCAATATCCTATTATCATCACCGAGTGTAAATCCTATTCCGCCGCGATGAAGTATTATAAAGAACAAGAAGGTGCAAGACTCATGGCTGAGAAAGCCCGGAGGCAAGCACTTGAGGGGATGGAGGATTTTACAGTTGAGACTGAGAAGATAGAACAAGCTCCTGGAGAGATCACAGAGAAGAAAACCTACCCCACCTGCATCCACGCCGACAGTATCCTCTGGCTCCCAGAGAATATCAAGAAACCCCTCGCTCATCTATTTTTCATCGACCCTCCATATGGGATAGATGCTCATAAGAAATCTATGGTTGCTAGTGATAAACACTATGATGATTCTTCCGGCCTCATATGGAAAGCTACCATGATCAAACTCCTTAAGGCATGTTACAATGTCGCCACCGATGGAGCACACGCATACCTATTCTTCGGGATGGTCCTCAAGCTAGATAACAAACCCCCTCAAAGTCTCCATTCCCAATGGCTTTATATTCTAGAAAACTCTCCCTGGGATTATGATCCCCTTCCCCTCATCTGGCCGAAGGGAGCAAGTGGTGGTGGTGGGAGACAATTTGAGCATGACTATTTTGTAAACTATGAGCCTATATTCTTCCTCAAGAAAGGTAAACGCCCGTTTAATGAGGGTAGACGTCGCAACAGCAACATCCTTCCTTCCATCCCTGTCTATCATGGGACACAGAAAGTCCACCCTGCCCATAAGCCCGCAAAACTATACGAGCACCTCATCCTCAACAGTGGATTGAAAGGAGGGGTAATGATTGATCCTTGTGCAGGTAGTGGGGAGAGTGGGAAGGCATGTATGGAACATGGGATACACAGTATTTTGATAGAAGAGTTGGAAGAGGTTTATAACTCGATGGTGGTTAATGTGCATAGTTAAAAAAGGAGAAAGAAAATGCCTAAATTTACATTGCCTAAAGAGTTAATAGAGGAAGGCCGCCCGATTGCTGCTGAGTTAAGGGCTGCTGAGTTTACTTTAACAAATATGAGAACCGATAGTACTGAAGTACTACATGAGGTGCATAATATTTATATTCGTATTTCTGCAAAGATGGATAAGTTTTGGGATAAGATATATGAGGCATCACCAATTCCTAACACAGAAATATGCAAACTTAATTGGAGAGGTGGATACATTGTTTGGGGTAATGATGCAGTAAAAGAAGACAAGTAAAATTTGAGAGGAGGATGAGAATGAGGGCTAAACAAAATGCAGATAGTTTATACACTAAAGGAGAAGAGTCAGGCATTTCACAAGGCAAAGAGCAAATGAAGAAAGCTGTATTAAAAAAGCTTCGAGAGGAAATAGACCACTTCAACCTAACCTCCCGTGAAGCTGAAGCCCTTGTATTCCAGAATGCTATTGAATTGATAGAGGAGATTCCGAATGAGTGACGAGAATGAAATCTGTAAAGATCAAGGTAACCCTGAAGATAGTTATGATCTTGGATATAATGAAGGACGTGCACATGGAAAGAGACAAGGAGAAAAAGAATATAAAGATCGAATAATAAGTGCTATTAAATCTAAAATAAAATGTCTTGAACTTAATGCTGAAACCACTAAAGTTTATGTATTAAAACACGTCCTTGAAATCCTTGAACTGTATTCAAACTAAGGAGACTAACCTATGTGGTTCCTAATTGCACCGTTGACGAGTGGAGATAAAACTGTTGCGGAGAATAAAGAACGAGCTAGAGTAGTTGTAAGACACTTTGCTCTAAACATGAAGAAAAATCTCTTCGCTCCTCATATTTACTATCCACAATTTATGTCTCCAGAGAATGGTGATGAGAATAATTTAGCTCTTGACTTCTGTAAAAATATGCTAAAGTTGTCTACGACTGTAGTAATATATGGTATAGAAAGATATAAAATAAAGTATATCATGGAAGATAATTTGAATTCTGGTGAATTACAAAAGACAGCAATTTCTTGGGCTATAGATGCAGAGATACTATTAGCTAGAGAAATGAACAAAAGAATAATAGTAGTTGAAAATTCTGAGCATGGCTTCGGCTTACTAGACATCTACAACTAACCCTCTGGAGAATAGAATGTCAACATCTACAACAATCGGTTCCCTGGACCTCCCTATCATAGACGGAGTAGGCCCGAAGAACGCATCTCTAGCTATCTTCGGAGAGGCTCCAGGTGATGATGAGGTTAGATATAGAAAGCCCTTTGTAGGAAGATCGGGACAGCTGCTCACTGAAATCCTAAGCTCCGTTGGCCTCTCAAGGAAAGATATCTACATAGACAATGTAATCCCTATCAAACCTCCGGGGAATAAGCTGGCCCGTCTGGATGAGTATGGTACATCAGCCGAGGCATACTATGCTGGAGCTAGGAAGAGATTAAAGGCTGCTCGCCCCGACGTCTGCCTTCTCCTAGGCGCAACTGCCCTTGACTGCTTCCTAGGCTTAAAACCAATAACCAAGCATCGCGGCTCAGTATACATGTGGGAAGGGATTAAGATGGTCCCTTCTATCCACCCTGCTAATATCGTAAGGGGTGCACATGAGAATCTCTACCTCCTAGAATTTGACATTCAGAAAGCTAAAAATCTTTTCGGTGTCAAGAAGGTCTACCGCGACCGCACCTATATCATTGACCCTACAGAGGACGAGATCCTCCACCATCTCAACCGTATGAAGGGAGCAGAATTTTTATCCCTTGACATCGAAACCAGAAGGGGGAATACCATTGATTGCTTTGGCCTTGGGGATAGTGAAGACTTTGTCCTCTGTATTCCATTCCTTACTTCCAAAGGACCACGCTTTGATCCTGAGATGGAGAAGATTATCTGGACCGCCCTTAAAGAAACCCTCGAAGCACCGAGCTATAAGATAATCCAGAATGCTATGTATGAGTTGTTCTTCTTTTATTTCTACGGCTTACCTCTTCATAACCTCTGGATGGATACAATGGTGGCGATACATACTATCTATCCCGAGTTTAAGAAGGCATTGTGGATGATACAATCTTTATATACCTATGAACCTTATCATAAAGATGAGGGTAGAGAAGCTGACAACGATGAAGCCCGATGGATCTATAATTGTAAGGATGTAGCTGTCACATTTGAAGCTGCGATGGGACTTCATGAGGATCTTATATCCCATAACCTAGCCCACTTCTTCCACAATCATGTAATGCGGCTTATCAAACCGTATATAGGGATGAGTGTTAAAGGGATGAAGATTGATCAAAGGAAGTTGGCACAACTGAGGAGAGATACTATCCAAGAACGTGATATGTACCAGAAAATCCTTGATGATAAAGTTGGAGCACCACTCAATGTAAAATCTACACCACAAATGAGGGAATATTTCTATGGAAAGAAAGGACTTACTCCTGTTCTTAAGAAAGGGAAGCCTACATTAAGTGAAGACGCTCTTTGGTATCTCAGTTCTAAGTACCCTAAAGTGGAGGAATTACAAGATGTTATTAGAGTACGTAACAGGAGAACATTCATTGAGCTTTTTCTCAATAAGAAGTTTGATTGGGATGGTAAGATGCGTTTTGGTTTTAACCCTGTTGGGACAGTCACTGGACGATCATCAGCTTCGTCATGTCCTTTCTATACGGGACTCAATCCTCAACAAACGCCTAGATCCCACGGTGATCCACATAGGATATGGAATGATTTTAGAAGTATCCTACTCGCAGATGATGGTTGCAGTCTTGTTGCTGGAGATCTCGCCCAAGCCGAAGCAAGAGACGTAACATTCCTTTGCAATGATATGATTGAGAAAGGGATGTATAAAGAAGGTAAAAGTGTCCACATCCGTAATGCTATGATATGCTCAGGGCTTCCAGAGGAGGAATGTGGAAAGAGAGGCTGGGCTTATGATCTGGGGAAGATGTCCAAGCATCAGTATAATTACATGGGCGGACCTATCCTATTTCATAGGAGAGTTATCAAAGATTATGGTAAGGCAGAGCGGCCATTACCGGAAGGTTTTAGTGTAAAAATGGTTAAGGATATGTTCAGCCGTTTTGATACTCACGCTCCACTAGTCAAACAAGTCTATCATGTAGATGTTAAACACCAGATCAAGCGTAACCGTATGCTCTACAATCCCTTCGGACGTCGCCGCTTTATGATGGAGGCTTATGGAGATGAGCTATTCAGAAGTGGGTATGCAACTATACCTCAATCAACTGTAGTAGACATAATCCATCGGGCTATGAAGTGGGAAAATCTCCCATCAGATTTACCTAAAGATGCATACTTAATCCTGCAAGTCCATGATTCCCTTGTGGTCCACTGTAAAGACGCAGACATAGAGGAGGTTAAATCCGTTATGAAGAAATGGATGGAGGTAGGTATTATGATTCATGGAGATGAGATGATAATTCCAGTGGAGTTTGAAGTAGGGAAAAACTTTGGGGAGGTTTAGGGATGGTTAATGAAAAGTTCTTTTCGTGTGATTTTTATGATTCTAGTAAAATAAAAATCTGTTATATGAAGATACCAAATGATATGCTTAAAGTAATGAACAGTTTTGAGTCCAAATATGGAGAAATCTTAGCTCTTAAACTTGAATGGGAAAGATTTAAAGGCTTTGGACCTTTTATTGGATTCGCAGTTAAAGATGAAGGAGAAGCTAAATGAAATGTCCTAAATGTAAAAACGATATGATCCTTCGTGATGGTAGGAATGGAAAATTCTATGGGTGTACAACATATCCAGAATGTAGGGGAACAGTTAATTATGATAAGAGTAAAGATGAATCATTAAACTCTCACCCCTCTAACCCTACCGTCAACGGAGAGGCTTGGATAGAAAAAATAGACTCCCTCCTCAAGGAGAACCTATCCATCGGGGCTTACGGTTTCTGGCAACACGCCCGCGAAACTCTCCCTGACGCATGGGACCGCCCTACAAGTTCCAGCGGGAAGTATCACAGACGAGCTAATGGTTCTGTCCCTTCCACAGCAGAGCATACATTCGACATGCTCTACGCTGCATACAAAATCGCTCGGATGTTCGGGCCGGAGAAGAAAGGGAATGTCTCTGACAATCTCTATATTGCTATAGCGCTTCATGATGGTATGAAGTATGGGCCTACAGGGAAGTTACCTCATACTGTGAAGAATCATGATAAGTTAATAGGAGATTGGTTTGTAGACCAATGTGATTATAAAAAGTCTGTTCCTCTTGATCTTAACCCTGATGTTATACAGGAAGCAATCAGACTACATAGTGGTAGATGGAGTACAGATATAAAAGTGTATATAGACTCTCCACTAATCTCAACAACTCACCTCATCCACACCCTTGATATGCTCTCAACAGCTGACTTACTCAAGATACCGGGAGGTTGAAGATGTATGTAGAATTTAAAAAGCATGCGTTATTTGATATGGGTACTTTACATACTGTATTGTATATACTAGAAGAGTCAGATTGCTTCTTGAGTATACACACAACATTACAATATCTGTTTCAAAGTAAAAAGATAAATAGAATAGCTGTCCAAACAGTACGAGAGGATAATAAAATAAAGGTGTTATTCAGATTAATACCTATAGAAAGAGATAGAATTACAAATCCGGACTGGTTAGAAATATACAAATCTAAATGGGAGTCATCATGATATGCCTGAACGACAACTCAGCAACTGGCTGGAAAGCTACCTCGAATGGACCAGTAAGAGTGAACCGCCGGAGGAGTTTGCTCTTTGGTCTGGAATCTCAGCCCTAAGCACAGCACTCGGTAGAAGTGTGCAATTCAACAGAGGTCACTACACCCTCTACCCAAATACCTACATCGTCCTCATCGCTGGCAGCGCGACGTGCCGTAAGTCTACCGCTGTCAGGATGGGTACTTCGATGTTGAAATCTTTAGAACTTAATAGGAAAGTTAAGGTTATAAAGAATAGCATCACGCCCGAAAAGCTAGTTAAAATCCTTGGTGATGAAGCAGAAGTTATTCTCCCCAACTCTGCAGATATGAGGATTGACAAGGGAAGTGAAGCTCTCCTTTTCGCTCCCGAACTCACAACTCTCATAAACACAAAAGCTTTTCAAAATGATCTCATTAGTGACCTCACAGATTTATATGACTGTCCTGATCTTTGGACTAGAGATACTAAAGGTGCAGGAACAGATGAACTTTACGATGTATTCCTCAACATCCTCGGTGCTACTACACCAGATGAACTTAAGGATAAAGTCCCTAGAGAGGTTATAGGCTCAGGATTTACTAGCCGCATTAGTTTCATATACAAGAAAAACACAACCCGCAGCTTCCCTCACCCAGAGGAATTTTACAATCTCCCTCATATGATAGAGTTAAAAGAAAAGCTAGTCCATGATATTGCAATTATAAATAAGATGAAAGGAAATTATATCTGGGGTGAAGGGGCTAAGGAACATTTCACTGAATGGTATAACTCTATAAGGAAAATGATAGCTGAATTTCCTGATGCTAATCTTGATGGTTATAGAGGCCGGATGCACGATCATGCGATTAAACTCGCTATGATTATATCCGCCTCCATGAGTGATGATATGATTGTGACAGAGAATATATTAAAAGGCTCCATCCTTATGATTCAGCAGCTTGAAAAATCTATGGATGGAGTTTACGCTCTCCTTAACCAATCCTCAACAATCGCAGGGGATATTGAGTGGGTTATTAAAGAGCTCAAACTTGCGGGCGGGACTATGAGACATTCAAGATTATTGCAAAAAGGGTATAGAAGATTTAATGCACAGAGTTTTAAAGATGTTATGCAAATGCTTAGGGAAGCTGAGATTGTACATAGGGAAGCTAAGATATCACAAAATGTGATCACATATACCCTAGTGGAGGATGAAGAGGTTAAGAAGATTATATTTGGTGATGGGTAAATTGGAGGCTATTTGCATGTTGGGAATAGGGATGTTGGTATTTAACCACGAATGGAATACAACAGACAATACTGGATGGTGCAATGATTTCTACACCATCCAATATAATTATGACTGGGAGATAGAGAGGATAACTAAATCAATTCAAATCTTAGGTTCCATATGGAAGGATAACCCTAACCTCTCTTGGGTTTCAGTGAAAACATTTTGGTATCCTATAGAAAGATATTGTGAAATCCTTATTGCTTACAGCCGCGAGGATATTAATTCTTTTATCCCAACAGAAGCCATTGCACCTAAACCTAATCCTCTTTCAGAACTTATTACCTGCATCACTGACCCTCCCAAGTCCCACTCTCCACTGGAGTCAAATTCAAATTGAACTCACTCCTTACACCTATAACACCAGAATTATTCTTAATACCTGCATAGGATACATCATAATATTGTGTGTGATCAATAGAAAGTGCTTCTTGAGATAAATCTGTTGTAACAATATGACCATCGAAGTTACCAATAGCAAGTAATCCTGTACCTGTACGTAAAAGGATACCTGCTCCCGCTATTTTTATACTATGTGTATTCGTGCTACATCCAATACTTACCATTCCAACAAGACACGCCATTAAAACTAGAGCCCTCTTCACCTTCCACCTCCCTCACTTTTTTGCAATCCCATCCCGAATCCCAAGGCCTACACCTACTGTAGTTATCACAGTCAACACAGCGGTGCCGTCTACTAACCCTGCCATTGCTAGTGTCACAGCAGCAATGATCATTGTCACGCCTATTATCACAGTCTTGTAACCGTCTAGCATCATCATTTTCCTTTCTTTGTAGTTTTCTTTTTCCCACTTTTAATCTTCTTCCCTCCACTTCCGTATGGCACCTATCTCACCTCCTCTATACTACAGACTTGGTTGTGCATATGAAGACCTGATCCTGCATTATGATAGAGACAAGTATCATGACCTGCTTTCTGATAGGGGAAAAACTTATTCGTCCAGTCTACAATCATCATATGGGTAGTAGGTGGTCTATCTCTCATGAGCCAGTCAACCCCACGCCAATGACCATGAACACTGGTAAGCTTCTCCCGGTAGATACTTGTGATCTCCATGATGCTAGGATACATTGTGGCATAAACAAACCTAGCCTGAGCCATGATGATACCATAAAGTCTTGGGTCAAGCTTTCGGGCTTCCCATTCTTTCCAAAGTTCTTCAGTCTTAAACATAAGCCAATGAGAGTCGATGAAAATCTTTGATGTCATTGCTATCTCCTTAGTTTTCTGATCCGTTCAATGCGCTTTTTCTTATCTGCTTCAGCCTGTGCGATAGCCCTGTCTATACTATTCCCTGCGAAAGCATGTTGAAGGGATTGGATAGCAGTCCGCTCAACATCATAAGCTCCCCCACGGACTTTGTATTCATTATCAAGGATAGATCTAAGCTCTCTAATAGCTAAGCGATCTATATTCTTTTTCCCTATAGCAGACTCCATACTATCAATAGTCATGGTGTAGAAGGGAAGGAAGATGTCAGCGGATCTAGGAATATTTGTAGATAATCTGGTAAAGGCTAAACTCTTAAACTCATCTGGAGTAGCAGGATTGAGTATCTCAAATATCCCACCGACAACATCTGTACCAGTCTTAACTCCACCAAACGCTAACCCACCAAAAGAAAATCCAAATACATTAAAGGGATTATATGGTCCTTCTCTTCCAGTAGATTTATTATACATATAATCCATAGCCATTCCACCAACTATGGTTGAGGCCATGATCTTGAAGCCCCGCCGCTGAGCCTGGCTCATCTCAATATTAATATATTCTTTATCACCATAAGCCATCTTGCGGGCTGCCTTGGAAAGTCTTTCACCATAAGCCCGAGGGAACAGGAAAAGATTAAGTCCCCATTTACCTAACTTAGTCTGCTCCGCAATACTCCGTTCTGCTCTATCATATAAAAAGTGTATATCACTAACCGTTGTATCCGCAATGTGCATTGCCATAGCTTCTGGACCATCTTTAGCATACTTCTCCAACGCAGTCTTTTGTTCTACTAGGCTCATATCCTCAAATCGAGAGTAAGTCATAAGTTCTTCAAATGTCATCTCACCCTTTTTGTGAGCTTCTACTCCTCTCATAACTCTTTTAGCCTTACTAAAATAAGCCCAGATCCTATTGAACTCATCTGAGAAAGGATAGAGGGTAGTCTTGTGTGCCCAGTCATTTAGTTTCCTCAATCCTGGTACATCCGGAAGATGCTGTGAAAATGTCCATTGATTTATGGTTCTTTTATTACTGGTAACTGTATCAAAATGCTCCGTGAAAGCTTCAGGTAAAGGCTTCAAATTCCTTGGATCAATAAGATCAAACTTATCTACATAGAGTGTGCCATTCTGGAATATGTTTCTAAACGCGAGAATAGGCTTAGCCAAAATCGTAGCTGTCATCATCTGAGCATAAGCTTTAGACAACATCCTTTCTATTCCAGGTTCCATATAGTTCCCACCCGTAATTGTCTTAGACCAAACCTCTATTCCCTCATCAACATAATTTGCTTTACCTGATTCTGTTCGTGGAAATTTATCAATATTCTTTTTAAACATATACTTGATACCATTAATTTCTGGTATAACTCTTATAGCGGTTTCCATATTATATATATAATTATCTGTAGAAGCAAGAATATTAGGCTGTCTAACTTTAGGTTCTTTCCTAAATCTAGGTAAGATGTGCCTTTTACTAGCCTTTGCTACTTTTGTCGCTGCTGTTGCTTTATCAATATTAAGTACAATATTAGTATGTGGATCATACCCACCTTTAATAACTCCCCAATCTTGCTTTTCTACAACAGCTCTCATAGCCTCTGGACCAGCACGATCATAAACACGTAAAGCATAATCAACTTGCTCTTTAACTTTTGGATTAGACATTTCCGGAATCTCTTTACCCTCAGAAATAAGTTCAATGATCTTACGATATCTGACTATAGGTTCATAGGCTATATAAATCTTCTCGATCTCATTCGCGACAGCAAGTTCAGAGCGATCTAGATCAGGAACTTTTTTACCACTTTTCTTATTCCTAAGATAGGTTCTAATTTTATCTGAGGACTTTAAGTTCATCGGATCACCTATCCGTCGAACCTCTTTAACTGGATTAACTCCAGGAGCAGCTTCAGTTATTGCTTTCCCATATCCTTCTATGTAAAGAGTATCTCGTTCTTTAGCAATAGCTTTCCGTTCAAGTCTAATAGTATCATAAACATTTCGGAATGGATCGCCGGTGACTTCTTGAACCTTTTCGAAGAAGTAGCGAGCGGAATCAGTTAAAGTTTTAGCTGGTCCAGTAGATGTTGTCTCTTTAATCTTGAGACGTTCCCTAGCTTGCTTATGAAAGGGAGCTATTTCCGGATTCTCCATTGCAGCATTTTCACCAGGCTTAACAGATTTATTAATCCGAACTTCTGTATGAAGATCAGACATAATCTTCTTTGCTTGGGAGGAAGTTACATAATCTTCCTTAGAGATATAGCGTGGAGCTTCTCTCTTTCCAGTATGTTTCTCTACAATGTTAAGATATTCTCTATTAGTCATAAGGCCAGACTTGAGGGCTTGCTCTCTCCTAACCCCAAGGGCTTCCTCCTGAGGAACGGTGATAACAGTTGAACCTTTAATCTCCTCCGGTCTTCCATCCCCAACCCTACCCGCCCGTTTGTTGAGCTCCTTGACAACCTTCCGGGCTTGGACATCTGTGATGAGTTCTGTAGACTCCTGACCAGTGATTTGTTTCATGAGCCCTTTATATTCCACCTCTGAAAGCCCAAGCTCTTTAGATACTGCATCAATAGCTCTTTGTGATTGAGCAGTTACTTTGTCCGCTGAACGGATGAGGGGGGAGGTAGAGACTTCTGAAGGTTTACCTGTTTCTCTAAACTCTATCTCTCTCTCAACCTCTGTAACATCTTTAGTAGCATCACTCCATTCATTCTTAAGTTTTCTATAAATTGGATCTTTCCTAATCTGAGGAGTAGTTTGACCTGCTTGTTTCAACTCTTGAAACTTTTGATTCATTAAGCCATGCTTTTTAATTGCATCTTCCTTAAACATATCCCTAGCAACTATCGGATCTTCCTCCCACCACCGAATATTTTCAGTGGCTTTGTTTTTCTTAATTTTCTCTAACCCTTGAAGGAGCTTCTGAATCTCACCAACTTTTGCCTCAGCAATATTCTTCGGGAGCTTAGCTTCCTTCACCAGCAACTTTACTGCTTCTTTACTCTTTCCTCCATGTATAAGCCCTAATGTTCCAAATAGAATAGCCTGTGCAATAGCATCTTCTTCCTCGGCTCCTTGAATAAGTGACAAGGCTCCACCAAGAACTCCAGATACTGCACTACGAGTTATCCTAGTTGGAGCTAAACCAGTTAGGGAAAATACAGAACCTACAAGAAAATTCTTCCCCATCTCTTCTGGCCCATCCATTGCAGATGCAAGTCCAAACATAGTAGATTCATGAAGCATCTTAGCAATTCGTGGGTGATTCTTTACATATTTAAGTCCCTTAACTGGAGCAGCAATCTCTCCTGCAGCGTAGAAATCAGGCATAATACCTACAAGATGTCCACCAGCTCTAACAACCCTCTCGAATGTAGACTTAGCAGGTTTCTCATGGAGAGGAGCTTCTATCTTCTCCTGTTCATGTTTAAGGATTTGCAAGTTATCGCGGCGGGTTTCCTTAAACTCTCCAATACCACTATAAGATTCAGCGTATTGATCTAAGAATTCATCAGATAGATGTGGAAGAAAACTACCAGCTCCTGCTCCTAACCTAGCTAGACCACTTCCATGAGCTGCACCTAGAGCGGAACGTCCAAACTGCTCACTGATTGGAAGTCCACTAGGTGCGATGTTGAGGAGTTTATTAAGAGAATCATATAGTGGTTCCCCACTCTCTTGAATCCCTGTTTCCGCTATTCCCAAGTTGGGTGTAGCCTCGCCGGTGAATGTGTACTTATCCTTATTAAGATCAAAAAAGCGCATGATCTTATCATCATTCCAACCAGCCTCGTCTCTAAGTATAGTAGAATCTTCTATCCACTTATCTTTATTTAAAGTGGAAGCCATTTACTTTCCTCCTCCAATATACTTTGCAGCTTCTGCATTAAGTTCTTCAGCTGTATTAACCGCAGATGGGAAACCAACCTTTCCCCATTTATACCCTCCAAACTCATCACCGAAAGGTAAGAAGTCACGCTTCTGTGAAGGTACAATTTCAGGAATTAAACCTTGCAAACCATAAGTTTCTCGCAGATAATTATATCTATCTGCTTGTTCCTGAGTCCAACCTCTAAGAGGTTTATCTTTCTGCTCTGATATAGAAACTAGAAATTTTTCCATTCCTAATTCAGCACCAAACAATCTCTTATAATCATTTCTGAAATTGATATCTTGTGCTGCAATCATATTCTTAAGTTCCTCAGAACTTTTAAGCTTACTCTTAAATTCTGTGTAATATGCTGCTGTAGCATCAGCTTGACCAGCCCGAGCAATATCTAAAGTTACCTTTGCTTTCTGAGCTTCAGAGCTAGGAATTCCTGCACGAATAGCATCAGTTGATGCAGCGGTAGCTTTAAGTTTAGCTGTCTCAGCTTTCTGTGTAAACCCTTCAGACGGAAGCTCACGTTCCTTCCTCGTCACATCCAAAGCACCTGCTTCAACAGCTTGCTCTCCAAGTCTAACACCTTGCTTAGCAAGTATACGATCAATACTAGCACCAGCTACTATAGAATCTACCAAACTTTTTGAGTCAACATTTGGTAGAATTACACCAGCTAATTGTTCCATTGTATTAATCACACGAGGCATATTTTCAGCATCAACATCTTTAAGTTCCTTCTGCAACCCATTCATCATATTAACCGCAGAGGTTCTTACTGCCATCTTCTCTGTAAATTGTCTATCTTTATCCTTCTCCGCTGCCTGCCTCTTCTCTTGCTGCTTCCCTGCTATCATCTGAGCAAGAAAGTTCCCTGCTCCACTTATAGCCTCCCCATAAGGGTTAGGAGATCTTGCTGGTAATTGTACCAATCCTCCGAGTGCCATTATATTTTACCTCCTTAGTTGAATAAATTAAATCCTGGACCAAGCAGTTTAGATAGTTGACCAGCACCAGCAGCATAACCTCCCGCACCAGCACCCGCAAGAGCAGGAGCACCACCCGGTCCAAGAAGTGCAGTCCCACCTACCATCATAAGGGCTTGCAACATTCCAGGCAGAACTCCTTCCTGACCTGGAGTAACTACACCCGTCAAGCCTGGAGTCCCTAAATATCCAAGTGCTTTATCCAACAGTGGATTATATTCCGGTCGAGTCCTAAGCCAATCTTTATACTTTGCATCGAGTTGCGCTTGCTGTAAAATCCTAGGCAACGCACCAAACTGCTGACCAGCTTGAATAAGCCCAGTCTGTAATCCCTGTTTCTGCGTAGCAAGATTCCCCGCTGCCCCAGTTGCAGCTAATTGCCTATCCGCAGCAGACTCGGATAACTGCAACTTACTCTGTTGATCAGCATAAACAAGCTCCGCGAGTAAGCTCGACATATCTTGTCCAAATCCTGTCACCGCTTCCGCCGTAGCTCCAGCCCTTGGAGAACTCCAGTAATTCCCTGCATAAGCTCCCTCAACTAAGGGAAGAATATCTGTTTGCAACCTATCAAAAGATTCATCATATATACCTTTAAAGTAATCTTGTGTATACTGTTCATCAATATTTGTAGTAGGCTCTCCTTGGAGAAGAGTTCCAAGCGCACCTTCCGCCTGTTCGAATAAGGGATTAACTCCACCACGCATAAGCTGTCCAAGGAGACCTAAACTTCCCTTCTCAAACTTACTTTGCCCTGCTACAAATCCACCTCGATAAGGTTGGGTTCCTCTACCAATCCCGCCACTAAGAAAACGGGCAAGTTGATTCCCTATTCGTGTTTGTCCTTGAGTTCTAGTGTCAACTAAATCTAACTTAGGATCACTACCAAAGAGTCCCATATCTATTCACCACCTTCTATTATACCCATTTTAGTTGCTATTTTTACGACTGTAAGATGTAAAGCTTGTAACTTCTCAGAACCTTCTTTTGCAGTATCCTTTAACTCATCAAAAAGCTTATTAGCATTAATCTGTTGTTGTACATAAAATTCCTTGTCAACTTTCTTAGCAATCTGACCTTGTTGTATTCTAAACATAAGTATCACAAGTCCTCCTATAGTTAAGAACGTGGCAAGAGATGCCCCAAGTTGAATCCACATAGTTTACCTTTCCTTTAGTAATCATAATAGCTAAATGTAGTTCCATTATATTTATATCCATTTGGTGTTCTAATCTCTCCCCAAGGGTCGTATGTGATATCAAGCTCCGGCGCGAACGCTGGATCGAAATCATACGAATAGCCTACTCGTCGAGTTGGCGGATTATAAGGGCCATCCCCATCGTCAACGTGGAAACCGACATACTTGTCGGTCGCACTGAGGGGGGCATAATCGAATGAGTCAAGAGCGGCTTGAACAAGCGCTTTGATCTCTGGCGAATCGTACCATGTGTTAGGCGTCCACGCCACAGGAGTCCATGCCACGCTGCTCACAGCATCGTTCGCAATTGTAAGCAAAGCGGTTCCATCTGCATATTGATCCGTATGAAAACCGCCAGTCGCACCTGTCGTTTTCCATGCTGGACTTCCGCTCTGATCGAGTAGATATATTTGTGAGGTAAAGCTGCCAGACTCAGTGAGTGAGGCCCTCCATGATTGATTTGCGGTTGTTACCTTAGACGCACGAGGGATATCAAGAATCCATCTGATATATGCGAAATCTTTTGTGTCTATCGCTCCAGGTTGAAGCCTGCCGAACGCGTTGTTTGTATCAGTAAAGAGATTGGCATTTAGAAATCCTGTTAGGCCAACTGTATCATCCACGCTGTGGGCTAGGTCGAATGTTGGATCGATCACCACTGGGTACATATCCGCAGTCAATCCTTTTTGCGTGATCGTGTAGGCCAGAAGACCAGCGACTTCGGACTCTTCCATCCCGACAGGGCAGTATGGATTTGTGATGTAGGCATAGGCGGGGCGTATCCATTCATCCTGCCAGCCCGCCGACTTGGAGATGCGGAAAGAAAACTCTGCCGGAGCTTTGTCGGTTTTGAGAACGATATCCACCTTGACGCCGTAATCGCGGACGGTGAAGCGCAGATCGGTATCCGTCCAGTAATTAGAATAAATAAATTCATTAAATAAACCTGTAGCTAAAGCAAGTCCATGACCTTGCGGTTCAAAGGTTATCCATTCCCCTTCATACTCATACTTAAACTTACTCGCCCCAATTCTAGCCACAAATAAATCTCCACCAGTCTTCTTCGCAAAGCCAGCTGTCAAATCCTGTACGAAATTCTTTTTGCCTTCAGGTGGAAAATCAGGTTTGTTTAACTGAAATGTCTTTGTATCTGCATACACAGATGTAGATACAAAAATCATCAATATACTAAGAAGCTTATTCCACTTCAACATCTATCCAACCCTCCGCAATATCAAAGGTATCATCACCATCAAGATTTACAGTATACTTAAAATAAACCCAATCTCCAGCGTCGTAGGAATCTGTAATCTCATCTTCCCAAAGTTCCCAGGTGTCATCAGCAACAAAGCTATGTGCAGAATTACATCCGCTATCAAGATTAGCTTCATCATCATAAGCTGCGATAGTTAAGGTATTATTAGTCTCATCACTAGCCCGCACATTTACATGAGCATTATTACTCGCCGGAAAACCAGTAAAATTAGTTGGGAGAAGTACCTTAGCCCACCAATAACTTACTTCATTAGTAAGTCCAGTCATTGTAGCTCTTCGTTGATAATGGTGCATGTTTGTGGCATCGAAACCTTGACGCGGGTCTACATCACCTAGATTTGCGTCTGTATCATCATGGGAACCAAGGACGAATTCAAAGGGGAGCTTTAATGTTTTGGTAGCAAGTGTGACAACGCCAGCATCAACATCAAAATCAGTATTGTTATAAGCTGCAATACCTTTAGTAGTTCCATCATCATCACCATCTTTATAAATCCCAGCGGCTAGTTCTGCGGCGGCTACCCTTTCATATGTGCTTCCATCATCTATATCATCAAGATCGAGAGGAGTTCCGTCGATTGAATAATCCTCTCCTGCTGCAATGTTTACACTATGAACATCTACATCTCCATTTTTATCCCACTCGTATTCGGTAGGAGCAAGCGTCTTTATTGTAGTCACTATCGGATCAGTAGTAACATTGTTGCGTTCCCGTCGTGCTCGCATCCAGTATCCACTACTACCATCCACACCGGCGGGGTCGCCATCACTTTTCCAGTTTGTGAGGTTGGCTGCGGTCCATTCTATGATTCCGTTTTGTTGCATCCCGTTCGTTCCATCTAGGGGCGTAAACGCAACCCACGCTGGAGTTGTATCGTAAAACTCAAAAACAAGGTTCTGATTGTGACTTGAAGGAGTAGACAAAATGACTTCAAGCTCACCAAATACAGCTGCTGAGCCTATATATATTTCGTCATTGTCAGCTTCAAATATTGTATTTCCATCTATCCCATCAGACCACGAGCCGCCGCTTGGTATCTCACCCGCATATTCAGTCTGGCTCGGTGTGGTGAATGCGCCTATGTGCTGATGAATTGGCATAACACCAGTATGTGTACCTAGTCCCGTTATTATGCCGCTGGTGGAGCCAACCGCAGCAACATTGACTCCGTGTATCTCGGACGTAGCCACAAGACTGGTAACATCTAGTTGTATGTCAAGAGCACTAAAAATAGATGCTGCTGTTGAAGGTGCTGTGTAGAATATAGATAAAGAATCAACCACAGTTCCTATCGTAACCCCACCGAGGAGGATGGTATATACTGTACCTGCATCACTTATCCAATAAAGCTGCGTTTCCCCATCATTATCTTTAGCAAACATAAGACCCATATTAGCCACTGGAGTCCCAGGATTATCAGATACCTCTGTTAGACCAAAGATAGCATCACCATCTCCTACCCCACCATCAGTGGTGTAATTAAGATATATAGCATGTATAGCTTCTAGTTGAGCTATTGACCCTACAAGACTAAGTCTATATACTAATGTCCCTCCAGAAGCTGTACCATCATAGGCTTCCTCTAAATGACCAGCTCCAACTTGACCTTTAAGCACAAGAACTTCCGATGTAGACTCCTCCATAATTGTCCTTCTAAACTCATCCCTATCCGCCGCAAGGACAGCTACCGGAATCAACATCAAGCACACTATCAACATTACTTTACGCAACTTTAATCGCTCCTTTCAACCTAACATCAGTTCCCACAATCTCAAGAACTCTATGCTCCCTTGCACAAAGGAATGTAGTTAAATCTCCATCAGCATTTATACCTTGATCTATCCAGTTAAGAGAAGAAGAACTATCTAAACTCTGCCCCGTTAAAACTGCAAATTGATTATCTATAGTTATTTCTGTTTCACTAAATTGAATAACTTGCTCTCCATCATGGAAGATATCTATAGTTCCTGTCTGATTATCAAAAGCAGCAAGTTGGAGAGTATTCGTCTTAGAAAGATTAACAGTCCTATTATCAAAGTTCCCGCCGCGATACCAATTACCACTCCAATCGAACCAACAAACCTGAACCCCATTCACATAGAATCTTAGCTTCCCATCCTTATCATAAAACACTGAATCTACTGGCGAGTACCTCTCCTCCAACCACACATCCTCATTAGATATAATATCCAAATCCTCTTGCAGGTAGCGCAAATACTGCTCAGCCTGATTCTGAAATCTCATTAAATATATGTGCATCTGTTCAGTAAATTCTTGAGGAATAGTAGGCCAATGTAATTTTAATGGAAGTCTGCTCATTCTATAACCTCGGTATAGCCCAGAAGCGGAATTTACGCAAGCTAAACCCTTCACTTATTGTGTTATTGCGGAATCTGAATCTTACACGTTCTGAAAGGACATCAAAAAATACACTATACCTTTGCATAGTCACTTGATTAAGTTCCACTGTCTCCACATTAACCCAATTCTTTCCCTCATCAATAGAGTATGCAATGTCTAATGAATACCCTACAGCCTCAAAATCAAGCTGCGTTACACGGGTATTATCTCCAATTTGGAAATCCTTAGTCTCAATGAAGGAGTCAACTCGAAGTGTGGTATCATTAAATGTAAGAGGAGAATCTATAAAAACCCCACCTTTAGTTCCTCCAGAATGAGTTAAAGCTAAGCGTGGGGCATCTTTTTGTATTGCCCTAGAATCCCATCTCCAATCCTGAGCTTCCCATGTTCCGACTAAATCTTCCCAAGCCTCTCCAGTAAACTCCCTATAAAGAACTCCTCCAATAATACCAGATCTATTCCCATCTGCATCTTCCCTAGTTCCAGATAGGGTAGAGGCGAATTCAGATTTTGCCCAAGTTTGAGTGGAGATATCATATGTCCATCTGGTGAGAGGCCAATAAGCTCCACCGGAGGGAAGGTAGAGGGAATAAAGGCCAAACTTCTTATCAACCACCGCAAAGGCATTCTCAATGTTATCATAATTGACTGCGTTGATGATTCCCTCATTAACCCTACCATCAGATATAGACATTAACCTCTGCGTTCCATCAAACATATATACACTATCATAACCAAGGAAGATGTGGAAATCACCAAATTCCGCCACTGTCCTTGAAGCCGCAAGTCCAGTCTCTGGAACTGTAATAGTCCAACGGAATACACTTGTTCCTCCAATCCAGTTAAACGCAACTATGGAGTTTTCCATGTAGATGTATAGAATTTCCCTAAGCATCTCAGAGGCTTTGATTCCTGCTCCTTTGGATATGATGTCAGAAAATCCTGAGGTGCCACCAGTGAATACTTCTGGTTTTCCTGTATCAGACCATCGAACTCTTTGGGCTATACGAGTCCCATCTTCCTCTGTATTAAGCAAAATTAAATAATCCATATAAGTACGGACTATATCAGCCTTGATAGTAATTGGGTCTCCAGCACCAGTGCTAAGCCCGCCAAGCACCTCTGCATCTGAACTCTCACTTCCCTCCCATTTCATAATAGGATCAACTTGATTGGTAACGATATACATATCATCGCCACCTTGAGGGAAGTAGGTTCCAGTAGCAAAGTCTGTAGGATTTGAACTTATAGTTAAGAGATCATCAGCATTCAAATCTTCCCAAGTTCCAGTTGCAGGTTTGTATCTGAAGAACCCATCAGTCGTAAGAACAAGTAAATACCTAGTCTGATTAGCTCGGATATATTCCCAAATGCCTGTAGGGATTCCAGTCAAATTATCCTGATCCCCTAAGACTTTAAGTCCATTCCTGCTATCAACTGTATACTTATGGAATGTAACATTCTGGGAATTCGGGCTGACAAAGTTTTCCAATTCTGTAGAAGGAAGATCGGTATTAATCCCCCCAATAGGATTAATCTCTACAGTAGGTTTTATATTCCCTCGTCGCTCTATAAGTTCTATAGTCATTTAACTATCCACATCTTGAGTTATAACTGACCCAGTGCCACCGTCTCCACCATCAAATCCTTCAGCTGCTCCATTACCCCCACTACCTCCTGCTACAGAAGTAGTAAGGTTTACTCCATCTGTGATATTTTTATACAGTATTATTATACAACCACCACCGCCGCCGGCGCCAGCTCCACAATCATCACCAGCAGCAGGATTAGCATTCACGCCATTAGTACCATCAGCAGATATAGACGGAGTTCCTGCAAAGATTGTAGAATTTGCTTCAATATATATAAAACCTCCACCAGCTCCACCATTTCCAGGAGTACAAGATGTAGCATTAGCACCAGCTCCACCACCTGCCCCAGTAGAGAATAATACACTTCTAACCCAATCACCTTTACTTCTTAAACTTAAAGGATAGGTCTTAAATACAGCCGGAACTGTTCCACCGTTACCTCCATTACCACTAGCACTAGCAACACCAAGTACTCCAGTATGTCCACCAGCCCCGCCTCCAGTACCTTCTTTAGCTCCTCCTCCTGCTCCACCACCAGCACCTATAGAAGTAGTTGGGTAAGTATAAAGTGCATAATTATGCCACTCTCCACCCTGAGCTCCTGCACCACTATTTGTACCACCAGCAGCACCCTTACCATCCATAATAAGAGCACCTGTACCATTCATGGTAAGAGTACCTCTAATACCAAGAATCATACTTGCGGCGTCAGTGGTAAAAGAGTGTCCATCAGCGATGGTTAAATTTCTAAGCTGCTTAACTAATACTCCATTAGCAGTACCATCATCATCATCCGCTGAACCATCAAGCCAAGTTGTAACTCCTGAGGATGTAATATCATTAGTTCCTACACCACCAAAGGCAGCAAAGATAGTAACTTCCTCTAAGATGTCTTCGATATTTTCTTTAAGTTCATCAGCACCTACGGTATTAGATATTGGAGAACCTGTCGCGAGGATATGCCAATCAGCAGAATCCTCACCATCAGAAGCAATTATAAGAAAATCATTAACGACATTGACTTCGAAGTCTGCTGCACCCTCAATAGTCTCGCCAGCTCCTGCAGTTACATAAAGAGCATTTGTAGCATCAATGAGTTTGAAAGCGTAAAGCTCAGACCCATCAGAAGATGTCCCATCAGGAAGGGTTAGGGTTATATCGTTTGAAGTAGTGTCACAAATATAAAAATTATAATCCGCACCAGCTGTATATGTCTCAGCCGTTACAGCAATCTGCTTAAGCATTAAACGCTTAAAAACTGCAAGGTCGAAGGTCTTAGTTCCAGAGATAGTTTGTTCACTAGTCAAGTCTACATTATCATCATATTGTATGATCTTAACCCAAGCTTCTTCATCATCTGCATCATATATCCAAAGGATATTCTCATCAGTCTCAAGCCAGATGCTTCCATCATCTATACTCTGTCCACCTGGGGTTTCTTCCGGCTCATCATCTTGAACCCAAATTCGGGCTGAGCCTTCCTTATGCGTCCCATCATCAGTTCCAGCACCAACCTCAGAGTAATTATGCTCCTCTGCTAAGCGTTCTCTAATTGCTTCCTTAAGCTCTCTAAATCTTTCAGCACCCTCAAGAGCTAAATCACTATCCGCAGGGGATGCCTCAAAATCATCATCCCAATCGACGTTGAAAGCTGATACAGCTAAAGGAGAGGCTAGTATTAATACAGCAAGTAGTCCGAATACAAATTTCTTCCACATAGTAAAGCCTCCCCTTTAATTAGGTAACGGGATATATTCTATAGTAACATCAGCAGTATTTGTTATAGTAGCATATATCCCATTAGCACAATTGATATTTGCTATAATCTGTCCACCATCTTCATCAGTTGCCATACCAAAAATCATTATAGCGGTTCCAGTTCCAGCAGTAGCATTATCATATAAAGTTACCTTACCGCTAGATTCTTCATTCCGAAGTGTAACAGCACGGAGGAGACATTCTCCTGCATATACAACATCCCCACCACTACCATCAAAAACTTTAACCTCTGAACCATCCCCAGTTCTTGGGCCACTGACAACGAACACACGTTCGAAGTTATCCGTAGCAGCAATAGCTATAACAGCTATAAAACAAAGTGCAAACCCTAAAATTAACTTTCTCATTTCGGCCTCCCATAGTCTGTTCTATCGTCAGTAGAAACTAAACCTGCATTAACATATAAACGATTACTCATCGCAACCGCAATTCCGCTAATCTCATTAGATATAACATCCGCCATATGAGCAGCAGCTATACCATACCAATATGTAGAATCTTCATATTCTTGAAAATCCTGATAAGTCATTGCCACAGTTTCAGCAATAATTGCTCTATCTGCTTCCTCTCCAAGATGGTGCTCAGTGTTTCCACTATCAGCATCAAAATCAGGATGGAAGCGATAATACCGCAACTGTATCTTATAATTATAAGGCACTAACTCATCTGTATCTTCAGGTGTATATGCAGCATCTGGAACAGGATACCATAGAAGATCTTGACTAAAAACTGCAACCTCTGTAGGTTGAGCTTTGCTATCATCTTCAGGTTTAGGATACCTAGCAAAAAACTCACCAGCTGTCACAATATTAAGCTGAATCCCTTGTATCTGAGAAATTACTTCCTCTGTAACATCCCCATCTTCATCTTCATCATCTACATCTAATACTTGATCCCTGTATAATACAACACTCCTCTCATCATATATCTCTTTCAAATCTGATGGGATGGAGGTAGTTGCAGAGCTGGCAGTCGTCTCAACAGTGTCAGTTTTCTGTAGTCGTGGGAAGTTATATTTGTTGGATAATTTGGTGACTGCCAGCTGAATATTCTGCGTTATTAATGTATCAGATTTAGTCCGTTTACACCTAGCTTCTGCTGAGGCAAAGATTGTAGCAAAATTCATCTGACTCATTTTTTCATTTCCCTATTTGCACGTTGCAACTAGCCTAATAAAAGGGTGGAAGGTGGATGCCCCAACACCCACCTTCCGGTTGGTTCAGGTCAACAAGGAGAGGACCTGCGCGGGTTACAGTCTGACATACTCAACAATCACATAATACATACCAGTATTCGTACCAGTAGTCGGCTGAGTAACAATAGCATCAACAAACTCACCAGCAGCTACAACGAAAGCTGCATCACCAAGAGTTGCGGACTGAGATTGATACCCTGTTAAGTAATCACCAACAGCATCACCAGTAGCATTAGTAGGAGTAATAGTTGCCAGTGCATTATTACTTTCATCAGAAACAACTACAATACCCTGATCCTCCGTTCCTGTCATTGTCTCCGTGAGTATACCGAAGATGTGCGTGATGATCAAGCCGCTCGGATTGTCAATCGCGGGAATAATCACCTTAGTTGCAGGAGTTGTGACAGCACAATCAAACTCAAAAATCTTACCACATCTAACAATGTTATCAGCTTCCTGCGGGGATATTACAACTAGATGCTCAGTTCCAGGAGCAAGAGCCGTAACAAGAACTCTTCGAGTTCCATACTCAAGCAGAACATCAACTGTAGCGGTGATAGCGTAAAATTCTACGCCTCTATCTGTCGCAAATACAGTCGTAGTTATTGGATTGGTTTTAGCATCCCCTACACTAGTACTATAAATAGTAGCCAGTGTGTTTGTTCCAGCAGTATAAACCTTACAGCTAACACCACTCTCAACGATCTTATTTTCCTGATCACGCACAGTGAGGTGGAACTTTAGATACTGATTAATAGTCATTTTAGCTCCTCCTTTCTATGAGTGGGCTACACCAGTCGGTACCGGAGCATAAGAATCCATAGCCAACCTTCCAACATCAAGAGAGTTGAAAAGCGGGGCTTGACAGCCAAAGATTCTCGTTATTGCAAAGCCTTGCTTATTACCATAGTCAAAGTCCTTCTCATACCATCCAACTGCACCACCATAACCCATAACCATAGCTTGGCGGCCCATGAAAAGGGCTCTACGTGCTTCAAGGGAATTGAGAGTCAATCTCGGGATAGCCTCATTCTCATGAATGATAACCCCATTCCAAGTCCCAAGCGCGGTGGTAAATAGAGGATTATCACTTCCCCTAGGCATTGCATACTGTTGAGCATTTTTCCAATTCGAGTCATTCCGAAGTTTATAAGTCTGATCGGGATGTATCTGAAGCACATACCATTTTCCACCTTCAACGGTGAGAGGCATGATTTTCGGGTACCGAGTTTGAGCGGTATACTTCATCCGATCAATCTCAGCCGTCCCAATCCAATCTCCGGTTGCGAGATCAGCCCCACCACTTGCAGCATCTCCACCAGCAAGTAGAGTTGTTGGAGTAGTGGGTGTATTTGCAAACGTTGCGGTGGTTACACCGGCAGCCTTACGGGTCAGTTCCTTATCTACAATCTCTGACATCCACATAGCAAGACGGTCGGAGGCTTCCCTACGCAATTTCAGCCTCGTTCTCTTCGCATCCATCCTACCTTTAAGGCGTACAGCGTTACGTTTCTGGTCGACGTAGAAGCTAAAATCGTATGTATCCATCACTTCTTCATTATCTTCTAGAAGGGCATCACCATCAATACCTTCACCCTCCAGAGGATAACTAAGCGGAATGGTCATTTTATCTCCAGCTTCTTTCTTAAATTCGTTCTGGACGACAACCATATTGTTCTCGCCAGTACCAATATACTTAGTCCAACCCATCATATGGACTACAGCGCGCCAGAAAGTGCCACCCCATATTTGTTCATGTAAATTGGCGGCAATCTGAGTATCAGGCAACTTACTTCTCCTTCCTTATTTGCGCTCAATCGGCTCCGTATTTTTCCTGTAGCGCTTCACGTTCTTTATCACTTCCTGTCTGCATCCTAGAGAACATGTCATGCGCCTGGGAAACGGCGGAACCATCACGAGCTCTTGATTTAGCAGCTTTACTCTTACCAATAGTTAATGTAGCTTCTTTCTCTTCCCTCAACTTCAAGGCTTCTAGTGTTTTAGGATCAGCTTCATCCTCTTCAGCTGCACCTAAGCCAATCGTAGCAAAACTGTATAGAGCTTCTGCAGGATTATCCCTAGTTAGAATAAAGTTTCTGAATTCTACATCATCTTTTTTACTCTCTACAAACGAATTCACAACTTCATCATAATCAGGATGATCCTTCTTAAACTCTGCTTCAATTTTATTGACTCTATCTACAGCAGCATTTGCACTAGAAGATGCCTTACTCTGAACATCATCAGTAGCCTTTTGACGCTTAGCCACTTCCTTATTAAACTCAAGAGTTTGCCTAGCAGTCATAGGTTCATCAGGGTCTTCGATCCCAAGAGATGCAAAGATGTCACTGAAATCATCATCAACAGGTGCTACAGTTGATGTGTCAGGAACAATTGTATCTCCACGATCAGCCCACGCAACCTTTCTTTCCAGCTTACCAAGCTTTCCAATGAGCTTTTTGTTAGATTTATTAAGATGCTTATTTTTGATGAGTAACTTCTTAACTTCAGGATGATCAAGGAGTTCATCAGGAATTTCTATTTCCTCTTCATCCTCTACCTTAACTTCAACTTTCTCTTCCTCATCCACAACTTCCTCAGGAATTATAACATCTTCTCCGAGACTTTCCTCATTAGGGGTGAACATATCTTCTTCATCCCCCTCAGTGGAAAGTTTATCAACCAGACGATCTGCTTCCTTTGAAGCTGCAGATTCAGCAAGACCTGACATTCCAGATAGTTCCTCTAGATTTTTGTCATAATCTGTTTTAATAACATCATCACCCATGATCTAACCTCCCTGAGAGCCTTGCGCTCCCTCTGTTTGTGCAGCCTGTGCATCCCTAACTCTCTTTATAACCTCTTCTCGTTTTGGAATATCAGTAAACTCCAAAATAATATCCGGAGGAATTGCAACTCCTTGACCCGCAAGCTCAACCAACATATTAAGCATAGCTTGCCTATTCGAGGGGCTAACTGGTTCCTCTGAAACTACTACATCAAAATCTCCGATAGAGACATCATTAATAAGACCTCCTGATGTTCTACCGTTAACACGTAAAAATTCCTCTACACCCTCCTCTCCTTCGATTCTTATAACTCTCTCAGTTTGATAGTATTGTTGTATTACGTTAAGAAGCCAACGGCCATATGAGCGGCGAGTTAGCCTCTGATTATCCATAGGGAGACTGAGGATGTTAAGACCTTGTTGTTGTCTAAGGGCTATAGCCCGGCCAGATCCAGCAGCTCCCATAGAAGATGTAGGCATAGTTTCCGGTGAGAAACCGCTGACTTCGAAGAAATCGCGGCCAGCTAATTGTTCAAGATGGATAAGACTTACAGGAAGATCACCAGCAACTTGACGTTCTACTCTCGATCCTGGACGCTTTTCTATAACTAAGCCAGGATCAGATGCGTGTTCCTTAAACCAAGGGATACCTTTTACAAGAGCATTTTGATCCACAACCCAACATGAATTAGCGTGTTGATTCATGAGATTTAACATCTGGCTACGCCGCTTATTAGTTTCAAGTTGCGGATCTTTCATAGCCTCAACTATACCATCCTGTCGTCTTCCAGCGTTGTAGCACATGTGAGTGAATATAGGGAAGATAGCAGACTTAAATGGAGAAGGACCATGGAAGAGTTCCTGTCCCATGCTGGTGGAAGTTACAGTGAGCTCTGGCTTCACAACTTCCACCACAAAGAGATTTTCCTGTCCAGATTGCTGTGCTTGGATACCTTCCTCTTTATCCTTTAATGGGTACATCTTACCAGTAGCACCATCGACGATAAAGAATCCAGTCTCATACCTTCTATGCCAAGCCTCAACAACTTTGAACTGACCCATACGACGGCGAGCTTCAGCGGTTACGAAGTCATTGTCTGTCCAATCAGCGGCCTCAGATCCAGCCGCGATGATAGCGTTGAGCTTCTTTTTACGAGCACCCTTCTTGAGATCGTAAGTATTCTCAAGTCCCTCTATAGTAAACCATTGCTCCTCCATGATGTATTCAGCATCTTGAAGATCAGGCCGGAGAGATGTAGGGTCGAATTTAATAGCAAAGGGTTGAATATATCTCGTAACCACATCACCATACATATTCTTATCATAAGAGATATCACCTGCAAAGTAACCACGTCCACATATGAGGCTGTCAAAGAATTGCCATGCTTCTACGAAGTCCTGATCATTCTTCCTATGGATGTGTCGCATGAGGTGGGTTAAGATCTTCGCCGTCGGGACGTCGTTGGGATCGGTTTCAGCTTTCACAACAGCTTCATGGCGATTAAGGCGTGCCATAGCAGAGAGCATATTGACACGTGGTTGAGTTTTATTAATAGAAAGGGAAGGCGCACCACGTTCAGCGAGGAGTGCTATCTCCTGTGGGTTCCATGTATCTCCCCAGAAGAATCTATAACTCTCTTTACCCCTCTCTAACCAATCAGCATCTTCATCTTTAGAGAGTTCCTGCCATTCAGCTATTTGTTGGATACGCTCTAATTCATCATTCCAGTTCATAGTTTCTCATTCCTCTATTTGCAGCTTGGGAATAGCCTCATGCTACCATCCAGCCTCTAGGCTTTGCATTAATCTGATTCCATCCCTCATTATATACATCAGCTTTCTTAGCCGCTTTCTTCATCTCTTCAAGGGCAGCTATTTTTGGCCTATCCATAAAGAAATAACGGGTGATGTCCATCAGATGATCGGGCTTAGTCGGATCAGGTTTCTCTTTATGCACAACATTCATTGCATCATCAACGGAACTTTCGTCTAGCCAAGTGTAGTCACCCTGTTCATTCCACCAATCTTCATCAACTGTATCAAAGATGAAGAATCGTGGACTTCCCTTCTCTCCGGTTATAGGATGGGTATGCTCCGGGTCTTCCCAGAGATAATCATTGACGACATTAATTCCGGCGCGTACATCATTAGTTCCTTCATAACCCCAAAGTCCAACAGATTCAAAGTGAGGGTACTTGTTTATAAAACGTTGACAGTGGCTTATATAATCATCATAGTCGGAGAATTTGCCGCGTTCCTCACTTTGGTGAGTTTTGTACATGATAGCAGGGTCGAAGATATTTTTGATATAGCCATGCGGGATATCAGCTTCACTTCGAGTCATGATATTCTCTACATGAAAGCGGATAAGTCCAGCTTTGTAATATGTTTGATAGAGATAGCAATTACCCTCTTCATCCACAGCCCACCACGAACACGCCGCAGGATTAGTCAATCCATGATCTATAGAACGGTAACGCTCCCAGGAAGGAGGAATATCAAATGCAGCTATTTGATGGGCACGTTTGTTAGCATTGAAGATAAGCCCTTCAAAATCATCCCAGGAACCATATATATAACGATCTCTCCATTTTTCTGGTGCACTTAGAAGATCAGCAATATATTCCTTCGGGAGGTTATGCTCATTCTCTAGCGTGGATGCCTCTATGAGGTGATGATTATGTTGCTTGATCTTTTTGAAGGTTTTGTATATCCAATTCCGCCCCGCCATGTTTCCAGTAAGCATGAGTTGCTGAGGACATATGCGACCAGCTGCATCTTTCACAACACGGCGAAGTCGTGTGCGGAAATGACCAAGCCATTTTTCCTCAACCTCTTCCGCCTGATCTATGAAGACGAAATTGAGGTTAAGATTAGAGAGTCTCTGGTATGCTAAATCCTTCTTCCCTTTAGTATCCAAATGACAGAATAAGATAGTGGAACCATTCTTGAACTTAGCCTGCGCAGTCGGAGGAGACTTCCTAGTGCCCTTAACATCTAAAAGTTCGGGCGGGCATAATGAGAAGAACTCCTCCATAGTTGTAGATTCTAGTGACGCCCATATCTTCCTAGCAATGAGTCCCCTAGAATTTGGAAATGTCTTACATATCTCAATACATTTCAACACCGCAATGGTAGTCTTCCCATTCCCTACCCCACCGAAGAAAGCCAAGAATCTATCCCAGTTATGGAGAAACTCAACCTGGGAAGGATTTGGCACGATGCTCTTAATTGACCCTGCGGTATGTAATGACAAGGGCTAATCTCCGGGTGGCTTGACCTGACGGGCGCGGGTGGTTTTAGGAGAATGAGCTCTCTTTTCTCCTGACTTTTTCAGCTTTTCTATATTTTCAATTGAAAGTCCAGCATCTTCAGAATCCATTGCCAAATCTTTAAGGCCCTTCACTTCATCCTCAATATTAGTCCCTGAAGGAAATCTCGTTTTTGCAATCTCTTTCATCTTTTCTAAATCTTCAACTGAAATCCCAGGCTCAATCACTGCATCAGTATTCGTCACCTCCGGTGGGGAGTGGCTAAGCCCGACTGGACTCGCCGCAATCTCATTTGCAGTTCTAATATACGGCCAACGGGCGAGTAAGCATATAAACCCTGCAGCCGTTGCATGCTCTATACTCGTCATAGTCCAATGCTCACCACCAAAGCGAACATTGTCATTGATAGTCCTCGGTCGTCTCTGCCATCCTCCCTTTCCATCTCCTACAAATTCATCAGTCATTCTATCCTGTGCCATCCGCTTTTTAGCTTTCGTCTGCATCATTATCTCCTTTTGCCATGTCCAAGGCCTTGCGCCCCGTCTCAGTTGGTTCATCCTCTAACTTTGCTGCACCTTCAAAAATGTCAACCGATGTATCCGGCTCACCATTTTTACCTTGAATTATGATGTTGAACTGTGTTGCTTGCGCGAGTCCATCCCCACCACCCTCAGCTATTTTAAGGGCTTGAACACATGCGCTTAGCTGTGTTTCAGGTTTCATATCTTCCCCAAGCGCGATGTTAATCATTCGGGCGGCTAATGCGGGAGATGCACCTGAAAGTATATCCCTAGTCTCCGCCATTTTCGATGTCATCTTATCATCAGCATCATTTTGTAGCTTCTCAATTTCTCTCTGAGCAAGATCCGTTCGAAGGATCATTCCGGCATATCCAGGACTAAGCCCAACCGCCCGCTCAATAGTCGCCGGGTCCGTCCCTCTAACATAAAGACGGATACACTCCCTATGCTTATTATTTAGGGTATCAAGCTGGAAATTTCCAGCTTGATACCCTAAATAATAAGCATAG